AATAGAATTAAAGGCATCACGATTGAATTAGACGGTGATGTAACTAAATTAGAAAAGGCTCTCAAAGATGTAGACAAGGCAATTAGCCAGACACAGTCAAGCCTTAGAGACGTCAATAAATTATTAAAATTAGACCCTGGCAATTCTGATCTGCTGAAGCAGAAGCAGGACATGCTCAACAAATCCATTGAAGCGACTAAAGAGAAGCTGGATATGGAGAAAAAAGCACTCGCTGAGATGGATTCCAGCGGGGTAGACAAGACAGACGAGAGATATCAAGCGCTTCAAAGAGATATAGCCGACAACGAGCAGAAGCTAAAGTCACTTACCAAAGAATTGAAGGAATTCGGCTCTGTTGGTGCTCAGCAGGTCGCAGTGGTCGGCCAGAAGATGAAGAATGCTGGAAATGAGATATCCTCCGTTGGCAAAGACCTCAGCATGAAGGTAACTGCTCCACTGGTCGCTGGTGGTACAGTAGCAGTCGCTAAATTTGCAGAAGTCGACAAGACGATGGCTCTGACCAATGCCACGATGAAGAATTCCTCCGAACAGGCGGAGCTTCTCAACAATGCCATGAAGGATGCGGCGGCTAATTCCACATTTGGAATGAACGATGCCGCGACTGCTACCCTTAATTTCGCTCGTGCTGGTCTGAATGCGACACAGGCGGCGAACGCACTAGCACCAGCAATGAACCTAGCGGCTGGCGAAGGCGGAGACCTTGACACAGTATCTGCAGGCTTGACTGCCACCATCAATGGATTCGGTGACTCATTCAGCAATGCTCAGCAATATGCGGATGTATTTGCGGCTGCTTGTAATAACTCGGCCCTGGACGTAAATTCGCTGTCACAGGCGATGAGCGTAGCAGCTCCAATCTTCAAGTCCTCTGGCAAGTCGGTAGAAGATGCCGCCCTAATGATGGGAGTCATGGCGAATGCTGGCATTGATGCTGAAACAGCCGCTAACTCATTGAAAACAGGAATGGCGCGAATTGCAGAGCCCACAAAACAGGCTAGAGAAGCGATGCAGGAATACGGAATCAGCATGGATGCCATTTGGAATAAAGATGGCTCCATGAAGGACATGGTTACCGTACAGAAGAACCTTCACGACTCGTTCGCTAATCTAAACGAACAACAGCAGCTGAGCGCCGCTGGTGCAATCTTTGGAAAGAACCAGATGAGCTCATGGCTGGCCCTGATTAACACAGCCCCAGAATCCGTTGACAAACTGTCTGAATCAATTAGCAATGCCTCAGGAACGACAGACAAGATGTCTAAGGCGATGATGTCAGGCTTCGGAGGTTCAATAGAGCAGCTGAAGTCATCCGTTGACGTAGCCATGACCTCACTAGGAGAGGCTCTAGCACCTACGATCCAGAAGGTAGCCACTACCATTCAGAATCTTGTGAGCTGGTTCAATAGTCTATCAGATAGCCAGAAAACAACCATAGCAACCATTGGAATGGTGATTGCTGCAGTAGGACCAGTGCTTATCGTAGTCGGTCAGATCATGGGCTCAATCGGAACGATACTGAGAGTAGCTCCACAGATTATGACCGCCATCAAAACAGTGAAGGGAGCGATTGCGGCTCTTCATGCCACTATGCTTGCTAACCCCATCGCAATAGTTATTACCGTAATAGCGGCACTGGTTGCGGCTTTTGCATACTTGTGGACGCATTGCGAATCATTCCGCAACTTTTGGATTGGACTGTGGAACGGAATTAAAGAAGCCTTTAGCATATGTGCAAATGCTGTAAAGGAAGGACTACAAGCCTTCGCTAACTTCATTAGCACTGTATGGCAAACAATCGTTGCTGGTGTGACGTGGTACGTAGAAATGTACAAGACCGTTGTAGTGACTGTATTCACCTTTATTAAAAATTTCTTTACTGGACTATGGAACGGAATATCGACAGCATTCACTAATATTTGGAAAGGAATGGTTACCGGTGTCAGAACTTCCGTGAATGCTATCAAGAACGTCGTTACATCCGTGTTTTACGCAGTTAAGAACGTAGTAGTTACAATATGGAACGGGATCAAAGACGCTATTACAAGGCCAGTGAAGGCAGCTCACGATATCGTAAAGGGTATCGTTGATAAGATTAAGAATATCTTTAACTTCAAGTGGCATCTGCCAGAACTGAAGCTACCACACATCAGCGTGCACGGAGGTAAGGCCCCATTTGGAATCGGCGGTCATGGTAGCCTGCCATCCTTCGACATTAAGTGGTATGCAAAGGCCATGCAACAGCCATACGAATTCAATTCCCCAACTCTAATCGGTGTAGGAGAGGCTGGATCTGAAACAGTAGTTGGCACGGAATGGCTCAAGAATCACACTGGCGGGAACACGTTCAACATCACCGTGAACCCTTCGCAGGGAATGGATGAACGAGCACTAGCTGACCTTGTGGCTGTTAGAATAAACGATGCCGCATCTCGGAAAGGAAGCGTATTTGCATGATCCATGGATTAATATATAATCACAAAAACCTCCGAGACTTCGGCGTGTTTTGCTCGGGTGCTGACTCGTTCGGCACCCCAGAGCGAGACATCACAGTGGTAGAAGTACCAGGGAGGAGCGGAACCCTTACTATCGACAACAACAGATTCAAGAATTTGACTGTGACATATCAGTGCTACATGCGGGATAATTTCATAAAAAAATTCCGTGAGACGATTGCATTCCTGCAGTCCGAGGCTGGCTATCACAGAATCGAGACGGATTGGGAGCCGGAGTGCTTCCGCGTGGGTAGATTCACCGGTCCGCTAAATCCTGAGACAGCAGGATTCAATCATCAACATGGAAAGTTCAAGCTTCAATTTGACTGCAAGCCACAGAGATTTTTGAAGTCAGGAGAGCAGGAGCTGACCTTCACAAAGTCGGAGAGCATATTCAATCCGACCGACTTCGATGCTCTTCCGCTCCTCTATATAGAAGGAAATGGAACATTGCTGATTAACGATAAGTTAATCACAGTGAAAGACAATTCAGCGGGAGTATATATAGACACAGAAATCCGAGAGGCTTACAACGGAAAAACAAATCTCAACTCCATCGTGAGCATCTCAGAGGGACTAGCAATTCCTCCTGGAGTATGCCCGATCGGAATTGATGGTCTAACGAAGGTAGTGATTATCCCAAGGTGGTGGACTATATGATAATTTTTGAATGTAACGAAACAAAATTTGAAGGAAATGGGTTAGGAACAATCCCAGAGGCTACGGATGCACAGGCAGTCGAGGAATTGAACGGGCAGGATGAAATCTCCTTCAAGATTCCAATCACTGCCAACCATTTTCAGGACTTAAAACTGATGAGATATATCCTGTGTACACCTTCCTATGGAAGAAATCCACAGGCGTATCGAATCTATAAAATTAGTAAGCCAATAAATGGCATTTGTACTGTTAATGGGGAACATATCTCCTATCGACTGAACAAAATCCCACTACTGCCATTTTCCGCTTCCAACGCTTCGAATGCTATGGCTGGGGTTGAAAGTCATTCCTTCGAATCCCCTTTCCATTTCCACACAGAATTAGGAACACAAGCAACGTATAAGCAGACTTCACCGTCGACCGTAAGGAAGCAATTAGGAGGAGTAGAAGGCTCAATCCTAGACGTGTATGGTGGCCAATATGAATGGGATATGTTCGATGTGTACCTTCGGAAGAGAAGGGGCACGAATAAGGGCATCACCATCGAATATGGCAAGAATTTGACAGACTTAACCCAAGAAGAGAGCATTGAAGACACTTATACAGGCATCTGCCCATATTGGGCTGGAACGGTAAACAACGAGCCTGTATCGGTATATCTGAGCGAGAAGGTTCTGCTGGCGGACAATGCTGGCAAATTCCCATACAACTCCATTGAAGTTGTAGATTTGACTAGCAAAATCACACTGCCAGAGGGAACAGACAAGCCTACTGAGGACATGGTGCGACAAGCGGCAAAATCCTACATGAAAGCCCACCATTATGGGGTGCCTAAGGTGTCCCTGACTGTGTCGTTTGTAGACCTAGCCCAAACGATGGAATACGAAGATTTCCAGAATTTCGAGAAAGTCCAGCTAGGAGATACTGTCACAGTAAGATTCGATTCGTTGGGAGTGAATGCGACCGCAAAGGTGAACAAAGTCACTTATGACATCATCAACCAACGATACATCAAGATTGAGTTGGGAGATTCTCGGACAGACTTGTCCTCCACCATTGCTAGTCAGCAGAAGGAATTGAACGATGTTGGGAGCACCACGGCAGGATTGTCAACCACAGTTGCTTCTCAGCAGAAGCAATTGGATAACGTGGGAAACGTTGCAGACGAGCGAATAAATGAGCAGATTAAATCATTGAAGAATCTAGAAGGGCACGCCTTCCTTCACTATAACAATGCTGGCAAACCCTACGAATTCATCGTGTCCGACTCCGAGGATTTAAGTGTGGCGAAAAAGGTATGGAGATGGAATGAGAATGGTCTAGCCTACTCTTCAACAGGCTACAATGGCGACTACTCTTCGGCAGCAATAACCTCGGATGGCAAGATAAATGCAGAGTTTATCAAAGCTGGAATACTTCAAGGTGTGGCCATTATCAGCGACGACCCAACCACAAATGAACACATCGATATAGTAGACGGATCGCTTACCACATACGATAGAAATGGTTGGGAGGGATTGGAAATTGCAGGACAGAAAATGAACATTAATTCTTGGAAAACAGAGGGTAAAACGATTGGAGGAATTGGAGCATTCGAATCAGACGCGGAAAGGGGCATAGCAATCGGAGCAAGGGATGGATGTTACGCAGGATTAGGCCACGTTGTGCACAATTACGACGGCGCAGATACTGTGTATTCGAATTTCTACGCATCCGATGATGGGAATTTAAACATCCGAGCAACGAAAAGGCAAAACGATGGAAGCATAAGCGGAAACTATATCATGTGGGCAACATCTGACGAGATTGGCGAAGGACACACACCACACTTTCCAAACACTGGAAGCGGGACACTAAAGCTATTAGACCCAAATGGAGTTAGCACAATAGTCATAGAAGTAGAGCACGGATTGATTAAGAGTTGGCACGCTGCATAAGATATAGACCTTAAAGAAAGGAGGATAAATTGGAAAAAATAGAAGACACCTATGCATTGGACATGACTCCAGGATCAATCCCGGAAGTCGTGCATTTGTCACAGTATGACACAGGAGCGAGAGACATCAAGTTTTTGCTCTACGTCGGATCAAGACCGTACACGCCTCAGGACGGATCAACAGTAACGATCCGTGGAGGAAAGCCGGACGGGACAATATATGAGTACGTCTGCACCGTCTCAGAGAATGCGGTCACGTTCACTCCGACCACGCAGATGACAGCGGTCAAGGGAATTCACGACGCGGAAATCCGGATCTATAACGGCTCGGACATTATCGGCTCAGCCAACATCAGGATCATGGTGGAACCGTCGCCTTTCCCGGAGAGCTTTCGGGCATCAGCGACCGAGCTACCAATCATTGAAGGGGCAAGCAAGGCTGCGACCGATGCGGAGGAGTATAAAAACGCGGCACTAAACAGTCAGAATGCGGCATCGACAAGTGCGGCGCAGGCGGCCAACTCGGCAACGGCAGCGTCGAAGAGTGCGTCGACGGCAGCAGCATCAGAGGCAGCAGCCAAGACATCGGAAACAAATGCGTCAAATTCTGCAAAGGCGGCGGCCGCATCAGAAAAAAATGCGATGAGTGCCACGCCGGATGGGTACGCTTCTCTGGCATCCACATTCAATGCCTTAGGCCTTTACGTAGATTCAGAAGGCTATACATGCCAGGCGATCAACGACGAAGCAAAAGATTAAGGAGGAAAAATGAGCGCATCAAAACGAATCATGACAGACGAAACGGGAAGAGACATAGCGGCGTCCCTATCGATCCTGGCCGGAGAAAAGATCCCGGCCTATTTAACAAACTGGGATGCCATCGGAGTTACAGCCGGACAGGGGAATGCCTCAAGGGTGTTTAACATCGGGGACCTTATTCACGAGCCGTGGATTGACACAGCCGACGGAAACAAAAGCTATGACAATCCCTGGAGAGTGAATCACTTCTCAGAAGAAATGGATATTAACGGAAAAACTGTAAAAGGAATGTGGATCCAGACAATATATACGCATCCATTCGGAGTGCAGTTTTCCGGATATCGGGCATTTTTGGCATGCCCAGACGGACTGGCGGCTGGAACATATCACTTTAGCTTTGAGGCTGGATGGGGATCCTATGTTAAGGCAGGTGAGACATGGCAGTTTACCCTCACAAAAGCTGTTCCAAAGGGCGGACGCTTAGGAGGATGCC